CTGCAAGTTGAGTACGCTGATTATTAAGCAAGTTTTGAGCAAGTGCTGGCGCAGCAGCGCTAGTTATTCCCTCACCCAGAGCTTCAGCAAAAGTGTCAGAACCTAATCGTCCACCAAGAGCATATTGAGAGCTTACCCTGTCAACAGTATCGCTGATTGCATCATCAATCTGCCTTTGCAAAAATTCATTTGTTCCACTGGTGTCCATCAAGCTACCAAGGTTTTGCTTCGCGGCAGTTAAAAACGCTGGCTGTGTGTTTAGTAAAGATTGCGCCTGTGTGATTGCAGACTTCTCACCAGCAGATAAACCAGCCGTTCCAGCTAATGCCGCTCGTGGATCAAATGCACCAACCTGATTAAAAGCCTGTTGAAATGGATTGAAGTCTTTATAAGCCGCTGTAAGTGGTGCGGCTAACTCAGGAGGAAGTGCCTGAACATTCGTAACGGTTTGATTGCCGCCACCACCACCTTTTCCACCAAAAACGCCCATATTATAATTCCTTTTTATATGTTGTGTAAGCCTGATCCCAGCCAAACGGCTCTAAATACCTAGACCAAGCTTTTCTTCCGTAAGCTTCCAAATACTTGCAGTTGTTTCTATTTGCGTGTTCCTCAACAGCGTCTTGCGCCAAGTGAAGCCACTCTTTCATTCGAGTACCGCCCAAGAAATCCATCGCTAATGCGTCAGACTTAGGGTACTTTACTATTCTTGTTGTTACAGCGCCGACAAACTCGTTGGTTTCTTCATCAATCGCAGCCCAAACAACATACACATCAGCCAATGCACCCTTATAAACTGTTTCCAAATCAATCAATTTTGGAGTTAGAGAGATAGCTTTATCTAGCAATGGAGCTACGTGCGTCCAAACATGGGGTAAAAGCTGTGGGTGAATAGCTGTGAATTTCATCCGATAACAATGTAAAGAAAAGTCCTGTCTGACTGTGAGTTGTTAGCGTGAGTTATCGTAAAACTCTGCTTTGCTCTTGCAGATAAGAACATCGTGCCGTTGCCTTGTTCAGCAGCAGCATTTGCCGTAGTCGGCGTAAATAATATAACGCTGTCTTGTCCAACGCGAAAATCTGTGACCGCCGTGGATGCAGCGCTTGCCGTAAGCGTTACACTGCCCACAGCGTTAAATTTGCCGTCCACCAGTAAGTTAACGACTTGCGCCGTTTGCCTTGGGTCAGCGCCCGAAGCTGGCAGTTTAACATAGTTAAAATCTGTCATCTGCGACCCATAGCGCTTGCGTCTATGTCTACACCTAACGCATATCGCCAATCGCCGTTTACACTCACACGTATGCGGTGATACCGACCACTACCCCTAATCGGGCAAGTGTTGTCATTGTTCAGCGTTACAGCAGAACCAAAAGTAAAGCTGTCGATCTGCCGTGATCGTGAGGCTAACTGTGATGTAACAGTTGGCGCTGATCCACCTTTGGTTGTGACATAAGGCGTTACACTGCGAATAAGTGAGTGGCGCATATTGGCTGGTTCAAACTCAGTTGTTTCCAAGGTTGCCTCTAGTGGCGCACCAGTAATCGTATGTATCTTTTTATCTTTACCAGCAGAAAGTTGAAAAAACCCACCAGAGTAAAACCTACTATCTAGTGAAGTTGTTAAACCTTCTAACGTGCTACTTATGTTATCCAACGCCTCAAGAGAAAAACTTGGTGTAAGCGAAGACGATAACAACTCGTGATCTAGTTCTACGATTGACCATTTTTGTACAGCGTAGTTGTAAACGATAATACGATCTGGATTACCCACACCGTTGATTGAAGGATAGCCCCACATAACGCACTGGTTTTCTGGGTCTATCGTACAAGTTATTCTGTCAGAGTTATCAAAGTCTAAATCGTCAAAGAAAAACTGATCTACCTTCTCAGCGCCGATAGGTATGCTTTTCTGTCCGTTGAACATAAAGAAACCATCGTCAGCAAGATAAAATACCTGTGACGCACCTAATGATGCAACACTGTTTGGATAGTTACATCCGTGATTTGTCTCCACCTTTTCAAAGGTAAAGATTAGCGGCGAACCAACATATTGCATCCTAGCAATCGCTTTTTCTAACAATACAACGCCGTACTCACCACCAACCAAGCCAGTGATTTGTCCAGCATCTGGTATATCCTGAAAGTCAGCTTGGTTTGTACCAATAGTCCAACTCGTCGCGTCATTTATAGAAGACCAACGCACACGAGAACGATGCGTTCCACCGCTATACGAAACATTGCCTGTTACGACAAAATCACGAATAACAGCTAAGTGTCTTGCCGCTGGCGCACCACTTACCGCTGCAAACGCTGAGTCTGTACCAACCGTAAAGCCTTGCAATCCGTCTGTATCAGAACCACCAGCAATAACTTCATCGCCAAACCTGACAAACTTCCAGTACATATCTCCTGTCATGGCATAGCCAGAATTAATACTGTCTAGCGCAAATGTGCTTGTGTTGAGCTTGTATAAATCGTCGTCATCACCAGCAAAGGTAATAACACTACCGTCGTTTAGCTTCGTCGCAAAAATGCCACGCAGCCTTTCCGTAGCCGCACCAGAAACTTCTGTAAGACTTGCAAAAGGTCTGTAACCACGGGCTGCTGGTAATACATTCTTAGCAACAGTAGAACCAGGATTTTGCAGATCAGACTGATCTGGTAGCCATTCGCCAAAAGGTATCATTGTGTTAACCAAACTCCTGTTGCGGATGCTGGTGTTTGCTCCACAAATGGTATTGTTGTTGATGGAACGGTATCCGTCCAAACTTCGTTGCCAGGTGTGGTATCAACCCAATCCTCACCATCAAGTTTGCCTATTACCGTACCTGTTATTTCTATGCTTGGCGTACCAGCCATTGCCGCTGTGAAAACTGCATTACCTGTCGCCGTAACCGCAACATCAACAGCAGAAGCAACACTAAATACAACCGTAGGCGTTGCCGTTGCCGTAACCGCTAAATTTGCGCTTCCGCTTGCGCTTTGTATTATTGCAGCCGCACCTGTTGCCGTTGCAGCAACCGATACGCTGGCGTCCATACGCACGATAAACTGTGCAGTAGCAGCAACCGAAGCTGCACCTGTTACACTTGCCGAAGCAGACTGCACATGAATACTAGCAGCCGTTGCCGTTGCAGCTATGCTTGCTGTGCCAGCAACACCCTTAACGTGAATACTAGATGCAGTTGCAGATGCACTTATTGTCGCCGCACCAGACGTTTCAAATAGTCTTAGATTGTCTAAATCCTCAAGCGAACCAAATACGTCGAGGTCATCCATAGACCCCCATAAGTCTAGCTGTTCTAGCGTGGGGCTAGTAATGTCAGCCATAAGATTATGCCGCCGTTACGTCTAAGTCTCCAGCCGCAATGCGTAGTATGTCACCAGAAGCTATTGTCTTGGCTGCACTAAATGCACCGTGAATAAGTAAGTTGCCAGATGATGAAGCGTCAAACAAACCAAAATGGCTTACCGATCCCCATGATCCAGTTGCCGCCGCAAACTCTATTGCACCAGAGTTGGATGTTGTGCCGCTGGAAGCCGCACTAAAACTTGCAGATACACGAGAGTAGTTGTTTCCAGTTAGCTCTGTACCTGAGTTGTCATCACCGAAAGAACCAGTAGACAAACCCACGTAAACATTGCTTGGCATTGTAAATGCACCAGTAGATAGTATGTGATCTAATATCTCATTCTCAAGATAGTCACTCATTGCGCTCATGGTTAAGCTCCTAAATATTCAGTTTTCATTGTTAAAGGACTTCCAAAGAAAGCCTTCTCGTTATCCTTTTTGACTTCTTCCATAGCTCTAGTAAAAATGGCATCGTATTGAGTAGCTCTTTGTTCATCCATCAAAAACATATGTGCAGCAGATAAAGAGCCAAAAAGATAAGTATCAGGGTGTCGGGTTAACACAGTGTTTGTTGTGTTGGTGTCAGATAAAGCAGAAACGTCTTCTGAGTAAATTATTTCAACATTCAAAACACTATCTGGAATAGGACGCAAAGCTATTTCTGTGCCAATCATGGTATATATTTTAGGACGACCACCACCAGATGAAGGATATTCTTCATAGTAATCTTGCGGTGACGCATAGTTTAAAACATCAACAGGATCAGTGTTAAGCTTTACCAAACGGATTTTGCGTAAGTCTGTCGGCAAACTTATAAACTCATCTCCAGCAACCGTTGCAGCAATCGCACGTTTTTCCTGTGAACGAGTTTCTAGCTCACGCGACATACGCGCTTCTGCCAGTTGTATAAAATCGGGTATAACTGAAGTTAAATCATCCCGCGCCAGAAAGTTAGCGATAGATGTTTGTAACTCAGCGTAAGTCGAAATTGCCATTAGATCAATTTACCACCTGTTGCTTTGAAACCTTTGTTTTCCTCAAGCCACTTTAGCCATGCCTTTGGGTTATCCCTTGGCTGTCCAAACTTGCTGAGTAACTCATAATAAATCACTGTTGGTATATCAGCGACCTTTTGTTTGTGCTTCTGGGTGTTACCCATCAGATCACCATAACGCCATTCATTTGCCTCTTCTTTGGCAGCGTCTAGTATGTTACTCACTGGCTGTTCTGTTTTGACATAGTTGCCATCAGCTTCGCCGTGAAAGTAAGTTTTCTTGCCTGTACGTGGATCAGCAGTAAGTAGCTTTTTCATGTTTACCTCAATGCAAAAAGGGCAGCCGAAGCCGCCCTCTGTAAGTTAATTTTTAAGTGTTGCCTTATGAACCGTTTAGACCAATCACGGCTGCATGACTTTTAGGCGCTTTGACGATCAAAGTGTACTCAGACACGATAGCGAATCTGGTTGCGTCACCGACAGGGGCAACATCAGACACGCTAAACATACGACCTGGCAAGTGACCGATACATACATAATCTGTATCAATGAGATACATTTCTGAGTTCGGGCAAGTCCTATCGACAGTCACAGCTAATTCGCCGAAATCACTTAGGTATAGACTCACGCTTCCTATGATCGCCGCCTCTCGTGGCGCTGTGTAAGTGATCTGGTTAGTTGATACTGAACCAGAAGACAGACCTGAGAAGTTTTGCTTATTGGTAGGTGACATAAGTAACATACTTGGGTTACCGCCATCGTTATAAGCAGCAAGCATTGCAGCGTCTATTTTCGCCAAA